ACCTCGACTTCAGCGACTCGCCTGTCATCTATGACTTCATTCAGTCAAAGAACTTTGTGCAGGGCATCATGGGCCCGGTGGGGTCCGGCAAGAGCTATGGGTGTGCGGCCAAGATCTTTATCAAGGCTGTGCAACAGAAACCGTCTGCCATTGACAACATCAGGTACACGCGCTGGGCAATCGTGCGAAACAGCTACCCCATGCTGAAGACAACCACCATCAAAACGTGGCTGGACCTGTTCCCAGAGGCTACCTTTGGGCCCATGCTGTGGACACCGCCAATTACCCACCACATCCGGCTGCCTGCCCGGGGCGATGCGGCTGGGATTGACTGCGAGGTGATCTTCTTGGCTCTTGACCAGCCCAAGGACGTTCGCAAGCTGCTGTCCCTTGAGCTCACTGGCGCTTGGGTCAACGAGGCGCGTGAGCTGCCCAAGGCTGTGATTGATGGACTGACCCACCGGGTTGGCCGCTACCCTACCAAGCGGGACGGTGGGGCTACTTGGCACGGTATCTGGATGGATACCAACCCGATGGATGATGACCACTGGTGGCACCGGATGGCTGAAAAGGAAAAGATGACCGGGCCATACGCTTGGAAGTTCTTTAAGCAGCCCGGCGGCGTGGTCCCGGTGGATGTCGAGGACCTGCCAGACATGCCAGAGGCCAACGATCATGTCCTTGCGTCTGGTAAGTGGTGGAAAGTCAACCCCAAGGCTGAAAATATCCACAACCTGCCGGGCGGCTACTACCAGCAAATGCTGATGGGCAAAAATTTGGACTGGATCCGCTGCTACGCCGGGGGTGAGTACACCTACGTGCAGGAGGGCAGGCCAGTTTGGCCAGAATATGAGGACTCAACCATGTCTGGCGACACCGATATTGACCCCAACACGCCAATTCAGGTGGGGCTGGACTTTGGATTGACCCCTGCGGCCACGATTGGCCAGCGTTTACCCAACGGCAGGTGGGTGATACATCAGGAAATCGTCACCTTTGACATGGGACTGGAGCGCTTTGGCACCCAGCTGCTGGCCGAGCTCAACCAACGGTACCCAAACCACCAAGTAATGATCTGGGGTGACCCGGCTGGTATGGCCAGAGATGCCATCTACGAGGTGACCGCCTTTGATTACCTGAAGACACTGGGCCTGAGAGCCCAGCCTACGGCCAGCAATGACTTTAAGGTGCGCCGGGAAGCCTCGGCAGCGCCCATGCAACGGCTGATCAACGGCAAGCCCGGTCTTATTGTCAACCGGGAGTGCAAGCTGCTGAGAAAGTCTCTGGCCGGGGGCTACCACTTCAAGCGTATAGCGGTTGGTGCCGGGCAGGAGCGGTTCCGGGACGCGCCAAACAAGAACGAGCACTCGCACATTGGTGATAGCTTTGGATACCTGATGCTGGGTGGTGGTGAGTACAACCGGATGACCCGGACCCACCAGCTTGGCGGCAGGCCAATGGGTCAGTCAAACGCCAATACGGAATTTGACGTATTTGCGTGAGCATATCGGAGTGATATACAGAGTTGCGTTTAGTACAAAACCCAATAGAATCCTTTGCATATGATTGAAATTGATCTGGGTGTGATCCACCACTTCTCTTCTGGTTTGTATGCCAAACAGATGATGTTGCCTGCTGACCACTTTGCAGTGAGTCATGCTCACACCTATGACCATTTAAGCATATTGGCCAAGGGCCGTGTAACTGTCGAGATCCAAGGGGTTGAAACAGAATACACGGCACCAACGTGCATAAATATCTTGGCAGGGAAGCATCACAAGATAACTGCTCACGAAGATAGCGCTTGGTTCTGTATTCATGCAACTGATGAGACAGACATAAGCAAAATTGATGAAGTTTTAATTGGAGGTTAATCATGCCTATTTGGATCGCAAGTGCAATTTTTTTAGGTTCTGCTTATAACGCAAGTGAAGCTCGCAAATCGCGAGAGCAGGCCGAGCGAGATCAGCAAACAGCACTTTTGCAGCAGTCATCTGACCAAGCAGCCATGCGTGCTGAGTTATCTCGGCAAACTGCTGAGTATGCAAAGCAAGGCGCATCACTTGAGCAGCAAGCCAACACTGCGCGTGAGCAGTTCCAAGCATCGCAGACCAACTACGCAGCTAATAAGCTGGAGATGGAAAACAAAGCCAAGGAAGTGCAGGCTGCTGCAGACGAAGAGCGCAAGAAGGCTGCAGCTGCTGAAGCGTCTGCTTTAAAAGCTCGCACTCGCGGTGGCCGGAGATCACTTCTTTCTGCTGAACGTATGGATGCAGAGCTGGGCGTGCCAATTGACCTTGGCAGTAGCGGAATGAGGATTCAATAATGGCTACGCTACCAGAATTCAAACAGCGCAAGATGGCGCGGCGCAGCACTTCTGACATTGGCCGTTTGGCAGAGCAATACAAAAGCAGTATTGCTGGTATTACTGGGGAATACGAAAAGTCTTTTCAGACTTACCAAGCTGGCGTAACTGAAAAGATGCAGCCATACGAAGCCCAGATTGCACAGTACAAAGATGTTGCAGTTCCAATGTATGAGTCGCAAAAATCCACCTATCAAAGCAACTTAGACAAATACAACAAGATTGTTGAAAGCATTAAAGCTGATCCAATCACTACAACAATTGGATATAAAACTCAAAAGAAGACAAACTACCAAGGCTGGCTTTTAGGCCAGACGGAGCAGGTCCCATACGAAATCTACACACCCAAAGCCATCCCTAGATTTGCAGAAGTTGCGCCAGTAGCACCAGACATCCCTGTTGCGCCTGAAGTTGAGAGCTTTGACCAGACAGCGTTTGATGAAAGACGCAAAGAAGCAGAGGGTAGCTTTAAGCGTGAGATCGGTGAGCGCAAGTCTGCACGTATTAGCGCGGTATCTCGCAAGTCAGCTAGACCACTTTTATCAGGAGCAGCGTAATGAAAGATACAAAATCTAAGATGCAAGACAAGGTTCACAAAGTCATGCGTGAATACAAAGTTGGCAAGCTCAAGAGCTCCAGTGGCGACAAAGTAGGAAGCCGCCAGCAGGCCGTGGCCATTGCCATGAGCGAAGCTGACCGACTAAAGAAGGGCAAATGATGGCAACCCACCGCACAATGCTTGATGACGTTGAGCTGGAAGTTGAGGAGTATTCCTGCCCAATTGCTACACGCGACTTGGCAGAAAACCTCAAGGCTCGCAACTTTGCTTTTGAGCACTACGGCTATGGCCCGGCCAATCCTGATGACACCGCCAACAACCGTGTCTTCTGGTTAAAGAAATCAATCATGCTCAACACCAGCGAAGCCGAGGCCATGGGCATGCGCTGTGGTAACTGCTCTGCGTTTATTGTTACCAGTCAAATGATGGATTGCATCAAGGCAGGCATTGAGGCCAAGCGGCCAGAGCAAGAGGCTGGCTATGACGATGAAGTTGTTGAGTCTGCTGGCCTTGGCTACTGTGAGCTGCTGCACTTTAAGTGCGCTGACACGCGCACATGTGATGCATGGCTTGTTGGTGGTCCGATCCAAGATGAGGCAGAAGAAGACTGATGGCTGTTCTTAACGTCCTACGTGAGTCAGACACAACCAATGCCCGGCATGTTGTCTTAACTCAAAAGAACAATGCTGGCACTCAGGTTGTGGCTGGCGCTGATGCGCCAGCAATCATGGTTGATGTCAACCACCAGCGCACCCATGATGGCCGTGCTTACTATGCGTACAAGATTGCGCCTGATTCATCGCTATTGGCTGCAGCTGCAAGCATTAACATTGTGATGGCATCCCCATCTGGAGTGTTCCCGCATGTAACCATTGATGGAATGTGTTTAGGTAACGCTGAGTTGTACATTTATGAAAACACAACCACAACTGGTGGCACTGCATTTACTCCAATAAACAGAAACCGCAACTATGCCGTAAGCAACGTCAGCCAAGTTGCAATGGTTGTAAACCCAACCGTTACATCTGTTGGTGACACGCTGGTCGCTCAAATTATTCCCGGTGGATCTGGTAAAAAATCTAGCGGAGCTTCTGCTGGATCTTTGGAATATGTATTGAAGCCATTGACTAACTATTTGTTCAGATTGACCAACGTAAATGGCACCGCGCACGCAGCATCTTTGCAGCTTGAGTGGTACGAGTAACCAAGAAAGATGATCATGGAATATAAAAACACACCCGGTGGAATGCGTCTAACGCCAGAGCAGATTATGAAGCGTCAAGCGTCTGCTCAGTCAAAGAAGGATGAGTTCCAGCAGTTGTACCAAGATGCCTACGAGTTTGCCCTGCCCCAGCGCCAGCTCTATGGCGTGTGGGAGGGTGGATCTACTGGCTCAAAAAAGATGCAGCGTGTCTTTGACTCGACTGCCATCAATTCAACCCAGCGCTTTGCCAATCGGCTGCAGTCTGTAGTGTTCCCACCCCAGCGTAAGTGGGCCAAGCTAGAGGCTGGATCAGACATCCCGGCAGATCGTAAGCAGCAGGCGCAGGCCGTGCTTGAGGTCTACCAAGACAAGATGTTTACCATGCTAAACCAGTCTAACTTTGACATTGCCATGGGCGAGTTTTTGTTGGATCTGGCTGTGGGCACCGCCTGCATGATGGTGCAGCCCGGGGATGATGTCCAGCCCCTTAACTTTATCCCTGTGCCATTGTTCTTGGTGAGCTACGAGGAGGGAGCCAACGGCCAAGTGGACAATGTTTATCGCCGCATGCGAATGAAAGGTGAATCCATCCAGCGCCAGTGGCCAGACGCTGAGATCCCAGAAGAGATGCAGCGCCGCATTGAACAAAAGCCAACCGATGACATCGAGTTGCTTGAGGCCACCATCTATGACCACAAGCGCGGTGACTACTGCTATCACGTAATCGACAAGGTGACCAAGCAGGAGTTGGTCTACCGCCGCCGTAAGATGAGCCCATGGGTTATCTCTCGCTACATGAAGGTGGCCGGAGAGATCTACGGCCGTGGCCCACTGATGACTGCACTGCCAGACATTAAGACGCTAAACAAGACCATTGAGCTGCTGCTCAAGAATGCATCTTTGGCTGTGGCTGGCGTATATACAGCTGCTGACGATGGCGTGCTTAACCCCAACACAGTCAAGATTGTGCCGGGTGCCATCATTCCGGTGGCTCGCAATGGTGGATCACAAGGACCAGCCCTGCTGCCTTTGCCACGCTCTGGTGACTTCAACGTCAGCCAGCTGGTGATCAATGATTTGCGCGGGAACATTAAAAAGATCTTGTTGGATGAGTCACTGCCACCAGACAACATGAGCGCTAGGTCAGCCACTGAGATTGTTGAGCGCATGAAAGAACTGGCGCAGAACTTAGGATCTGCCTTTGGTCGTTTGATCAATGAGACCATGATTCCGGTCACCGCCAAGATTCTTGAGGTGATGGATGAACGCGGAATGATTGACATGCCTTTGCGTGTCAACGGTTTAGAGGTCAAGGTTACCCCTGTGGCACCGTTGGCTATGGCGCAGAACATGGAAGAGGTAAATTCCATCATGCAGTTCATGCAACTTAGCCAGAACCTAGGCACCGATGGCCAACTGGCGCTCAAGATGGACGTTATGGTGGACTATCTGGCCGACAAGCTGGGTGTGCCTGCCTCGGTCCGTAACACAGCCCCAGAGCGTGCAGTACTTATGGAAGAGATGCGTAACGAACAACAGAAACAAGCCATTGGCCAAGCCATGATGATGCAAGCCCAAGCACAAGGTGGTGCGCCGGGTGGCATGCCAGCCCCACAAGGTATGCCAGTATGAGCTGGGATGAGCTAGATGCCATTGGCCAGCCAAGCGATATCCGCGAGGTTGACCAAAAGCGCGAAGACTTGGCCCGGCTGACCCTGCGAGTGTTTGGGTCAGAGGATGGCCAGAAGCTGCTTCAGTGGCTGCGCGACATGTATGTGAATGTGCCCATCGCCGTACCGGGCACAGATCCCTCATACGCATTCTTTTCCGAAGGGCAAAGAACGGTGGTGAGGGACATCGAGGTACGGATTAACACAGCAAGGAAACTATGACCGACACAGCAACCGTTGAGCCCGGAACCTCCGGCCTACTTGACAACGTGCAAGTGAATGACGAAACCAAACCAGATAACCCACAAGCGGTTGAAATAGATCACAAGGCTACCGCATCAGCTGTACCAGCTGCCGCCACACCTGATGATCCACTGGAGCGCCCAGACTTCTGGCCAGAGAACTTCTGGAAAAAAGATGCCAACGAGCCAGACTTGGAAGGCATCGCCAAGAGCTGGACAGACCTGCGTAAGCAGATCTCCCAAGGCAAGCATAAAGCCCCAGCCGATGGGAAATATGACTTAAAGCTCTTTGGTGAACAGGCTGAAACCAATCAAATGGCCGGGACACTGTCCAGCTGGGCCAAGGATAATGGCCTATCTCAAGCGGCATTTGATGATTTGGTTGGCAATCTGCAGACTCAGGCCAGAGAAATTATGACTGGTGAGATGGTTGACCCGGCAGCTGAGATGAAGCAGCTGGGGCCAAACGGTGGTGCCATTGTCAATGGTATGGTTGACTGGGCCCGGGGGCTGGTCAATAAAGGTGTCTGGTCCAAAGATGACTTTGAAGAGTTTAAGATCATGGGCGGTACAGCTCGCGGCATTACAGCTCTGATGAAAATCCGGGAGTCCTACGAGGGCCGGGTCCCAACCCAGAGCATGCAGCTTGAAGGCGCACCCAGCAAGGATGACTTGTACCAGATGGTCAATGATCCTAAGTACAAGACTGATCCCGGGTACAGAAACAAGGTTGAAAAAATGTTTCAATCCCAGTTTAAATAATTCTCCTTGGTAAGCAGTTGCCAATTGACCCAGTTTCGGCTGGGTCTTTTTTTTGTACATTTCAAATAAAAATAGTTGACCACTAAAGAAAAATGGTATATATAATGTTAGCAAGGCATATCTGGCAACAGACCCTTACCGCAGCGGATGCTGACGAGTGGCTGGCGCAACCAGCAAGTAATGGCCCTGTTTTCAGGCTCACCGATGCGAGAACCCTGTATTAATAACCAATGAGGTAAATCAAATGAGCGTTTCACTATCCAACGCCTTTGTTACTCTTTTTGACGCGGAAGTAAAGCAAGCCTACCAAGGTAAAGCAATGCTTGTTCCGGCGGTTCGCCAGCGTCGTGGAGTCGAAGGTTCTACTGTTAAGTTCCCTAAAGTGGGCAAGGGTGTTGCAACCCTGCGTGTACCACAAACTGATGTCACCCCTCTCAACGTAGCATTCAGCACTGTCACTTTGACTCTTGCTGATTACAACGCTGCTGAGTACTCTGACATTTTCTCCCAAGCTAAAGTCAACTTTGATGAGCGTCAAGAGCTCGTTCAAGTTGTTGCTGGTGCTATGGGCCGCCGCCAAGACCAAATGGTCCTTGATGCTCTCGCAAATTCAAGCACTAGCTTGACAGTTGCAAACAGCATTGGTGGTGCAACTACCAACATGAACATTGCCAAGCTCCGCGAAGCAAAACGCCTGTTGGACAAAAACAACGTAGCGCCAGATGGCCGCAACATTGTTATCCACGCTAACGGCTTAGCCAACTTGTTGTCAGAGACAAGCGTAACGAGCTCAGACTTCAACAGCGTTAAAGCGCTGGTGCAGGGTGAGATCAATACCTACTTGGGCTTCACATTCCATGTGCTGGGTGATCGTTCTGAAGGTGGCTTGGCCATCGACAGTTCTCTTGACCGCGTTTGCTTTGCGTTCCACAAGGATGCAATCGGCTACGGTGAAGGTATTGCCATGCGTACTGAGATCAACTACATCGCCGAGAAGACATCTTGGTTGGTGAATGAAGTCTTCAGTGCTGGTGCTGTTGCCATTGACGCAGAAGGTATCGTTCAGATTACCTGCCGCGAATCTTAATCTAGGAGACTGACATGGCATTTTCAAGCACTGGTTTTGTAACCGTATGCGCTGCCAAATCTGGCAATGCACCATCAATGTATCTGTACAAAACAGCAGATACCCAAGCCACGGTTAACACTGTGAGCTACTTTGACAGCATTGCATCGCTGTTAAAAGTCGGCGACATTATTTTTGTCTATGACTCTACTACGCCTAGCCTAGTGTTGACTTACGTTAACGCTGTGTCTTCAGCTGGTGTGGTTGACATTGCTGACGGTACAACCGTAAGCGCAACTGACACTGACTAATTAATGGTCAGTGAGCTAGGCCACTTTCTGGGGATTCTCGGAGGGTGGCCTTTCTTACATTGAGAGGCTCAAATGGCTGCTGGCGACACTGGTGTATCAATCTGCTCTGATGCCTTGCTTCTAATTGGAGCCAAGGCTATTTCGTCATTTAACGATGGCACCGATGAGTCCAGCGTGTGTGACCGACTCTATCCCGATATCAGAGACTCCGTCTTGGTTACATACCCATGGAGCTTTGGCATGAAGAAGGTGCAGCTGGCCCAGCTGATCACCACCCCAAATTCTGTCTGGCGCTATGAGTATCAGCTGCCGGGCGACAAACTAGCTAACCCACGCGCCGTGTACAACAGCGCCAACCCCGGTAGCCCTGTCCAAAAGGACTGGGAGATCCAAGGCGACAAGCTGCTCACCAACCTGACCAGCGTCTTTATCGACTACCAATTTAGCGTGCCCGAGTACGCTATGCCCCAATACTTTGTGCAGCTGCTTAAATACATGGTGGCTTGGCACATTGCTGAGACCATCACAGAACAGCAGGACAAATCTACCAAGTGGCAGCGTGTGGCCACTGGTGACATCTCTGAAAATGGCCGTGGTGGGTACATGCGTACCGCTATGCAGATTGATGGCCAGAACAACCCGGTCCGAATCATTGAAGATTACAGCCTTATCGCAGTGAGAAACTGATGCCACGCTTTGTAGAATTCACCACCAACTTTGCTACAGGGGAGCTCGATCCCTTGCTACGTGCGCGAGTTGATCTGGCTGCCTACAACAATGCTTTGGCCAAGGCCACCAACGTACTAATCCAGCCCCAAGGCGGTCTGCGCCGTAGGCCCGGCACCAAGCACATCTTTGAGCTGCCAAACAGCAGCACCCCAAGCGCGGCCAATGGCGTGCGTCTGGTGGCATTCCAATTCTCTGTGTCTGACAGCTACATGTTGTGCTTCACCCACAACCGCATGCATGTCATCAAGAATGGCGTGGTACAAGCCAACATCAATGGCACCGGGAACAGCTACCTGACAACCACCATTGCCAGCGATATTGTGGATGACATGTGCTGGGTCCAATCTGCCGATACCCTGATTGTTGTCCACCCTGACCTGCAGCCTGTACGCATTACCCGCACAAGCGACACAGCTTGGACCGCAACCACCATCACCTTTGATGGCATTCCCAAGTACGCATACACCCAGACAATCACAAACCCAGCCGCTACCCTGACACCAAGCGCTGTGTCTGGAAACGTAACACTGACAGCTGGGTCTGCTGTATTTTCAGCTGGCAATGTCAACCAGTACATTAACGTGACCACCCAAGGCCGCGCTCGCATTGTTGAGTACGTTAGCACCACAGTGGTTAAGGCAATCACTGAATACCCCTTCTTTGACACCGCAGCGGTAGCATCGGGGGGTTGGGAGCTTGAGAGTGGTTACGTTGACGTATGGAGCTCTACAAAGGGCTGGCCACGTACCGTGTCATTCCATGAGGGCCGACTGTACTTTGGTGGCAGCAAGTCCCGCCCATCGACTATCTGGGGATCCAAGATCGGACTCTTCTTTGACTTTGTGCCAACCGAGTCTTTGGATGATGACGCGGTAGAGGCCACGCTGGACACCAATGATCTGAACGTGATCACCGACATTATCAGCTCGCGTGACTTTCAGGTGTTTACCACTGGCGGTGAGTTTTATATTCCGCAGACTGGCACAGACCCGGTTACACCGCTGACATTTACATTTAAGAACGTCAGCCGCAATGGCATCAAGCCCGGCACCCGCGTGCAATCGGTGGAGTCTGGCTCGATCTATATTCAGCGCCAAGGCAAGTCTCTCAATGAGTTTATCTTTAGCGACACTCAGCTGACATACATTACCCAGCGCATCTCCCTGCTATCTGGCCACCTACTGAAGGGACCACAGCGAGTTGCCTTGCGTAAGGCATCCAGCACAGAAGAGGCTGACCTGCTCTTGATGACAAACACTGACGATGGCAGCATGGGTGTGTTTTCGATCATGCGGTCTCAGCAGGTAACCAGCCCCTCAGAATTTACTACCGATGGCTTATTCATTGATGTGGGTGTGGATATCAACGCAATCTACGTAGTGACTAAGCGAACATTTAACAGTGTGGATCGGTACTTTATTGAGCTGTTTGGTTACGAATACTTTACTGACTGCGCGTTTGTTGGTGGTGCCGCAGCCAGCGCCAGCAGCCTGCCTCATGTGGCCAAGGCTTTGAATGTGATCACAGACGGATCTCCACAAAGCAATGAGACTGTGAGTGGTGGTGGCTCAGTTACGTTTGACCGGGCAAGCGCTACTAGCTACGAGGTTGGCTTGCCAATCACTGTGTATGTCAAGACAATGCCTGCAGAGGTAAAGCTGCAGACTGGTAGCCGGGTATCGTTTAAGAAGCGTATTGTCGAGATCAGCGCAATTGTCAATAAGACGCAGAACATGGTTATCAACAACCAGCCTGTGCCGTTTAGATCTTTTGACAACCCATTGCTGGACATAGTGCCAACAGAATTTACAGGTATTAAGCGCGTCAATGGCGTGCTTGGTTACAGCCGCGAGCAGTTTATTGAGATCTCTCAAGATCTGCCAGTAAAGATGAACCTGCTGGGTTTGGACTACCGCGTTGCGGTTTTCTCAGGAACATAAAAAATGGCAATAACACCCGGACAAATAACAGCAGGATCTGGCTTTCTTGACGCTTATGCGTCTTCTGAGGCGCAGAGAGCCCAATCAATTGGCACGCAGACAAGCTACCTATTGCAAGCGCGAGACACACTGGCCGTAGCAGATGTCCGAGCAGACATGTCTGAGCAGTACGCCACCATCCAAGCTGGGCGTACTATTAAAAAAGCTGAGATTGAGGCACAGAACTACCAGATTGCTGGCAATACACTGTTAAAGAACATGCGCTCTGTTAATGCGTCTGTTCGCGCCAGAGCTGCTGCAAGTGGGGTAGTTGTTGGTGAGGGATCAAACCTTGGCATCCAGCGGGAGAATGTTGCCGCCACCATGCGTGATGTTGGAGTCTCTGACCTTAACGCATTAACTGCTCGGGTTATGGGCTTTGAAGACGCAAGTGCCATGCTGCAATCTACTGAGTACCAAAACTACTTAAACAGATTTACAGCTCAACGGCAGGCTGGCCAATACACACAAGCTGCTACTGCCGCTAGAAATACTGGTGGCTTGTTGGCCAATGCAACTATTGCAAGGTCTGCAACTGAATTATCAAAGTTCATAACAAAAGGCTAGATGATGGCAACACGAATTGAATCAGGCCAAATGCAAGTGCGCTCTGTTGGCAGTGCGCCTATTGTGCAAGTGCAACAGCAGCAGATCGACTACGTTGGACCACGTGCAGAAGCTCAAGGTGCCGGGGCATTAGCTCAAATGCTTGACCGTATGAGTGCCAATGCGTTTTCAACAGCAGTAGAAATGGTTAAGGATGAAGGGTTGCAATATGTAATTGATAACCCACCAAGTTCAGAGCAGTTAGAGGCTGCAAAGAATGGGGACCCAACTACTTTAATACCAAAAGGGAACTTTTCATATTTTGACAAAGCCGTCAGAAAAGCAAGATCGTATGAGCTCGCTAGTGAGTTCAACATTGAAATGAGCAACATTGCAAGCACTATTGCTGTAGAAGTTCAACAAGGAACACTTAACGCAGAGCAGGCCAGAAATAAGTTAAACAGTGCTCAAGTAGGAATGTCTGCCTCTTTGGCAAAAATAGACGCAGAAGCAGCGTTGAAGTTTAGAGCAACTTCTGCAATGCACGGCAATACAGTTATCAATGAGGCTTACAAGGTACAGCTACAAAAAGAAAAAGCAAAAAACCTTATTAAGCTAGAGCAGTATTACGCAAACGAAAAATCACATTTGCAAATGGTGATCAGTGAAGGTTCTTGGAAAGATGCTACTGGCCAAGATAGAACAATTGATCAAAAAATAGAAGTAATTGCAAAAGTTATTTCTGATGCAGCAATATCAGTTGGTGATGCAGGAGTACAACAAAAATACAGTGAAAGATTTGCCGCAGATATAAAACAAACAAAAATTGATGTTGGCACCAAACTGGTTTTAAGTGAAGAATTTATGGCCAACCCAAATGTTGGAACTGAAAGAATTCTAAAAGGAGACCTTGGTAGATTTTCACCAGTGTGGCAAGGAATGGATGAGGAAAGTAAAAAAGCTATACGTGATAATTTTAATAGCGCTGTAACTGCACGCAGGTCAGGCGTTGAAAATACTTTGTTTGCGGCACAACAAACTGGTGATGGTATTTTGCGTAAAATTTACATGGCAAATACCGTTCCTGAAATGAATGCTTTATTTAAACAACTTGACGGTTTGCCTGTGCAACCATCTGTGATTAGTGCAGCTCGTACTTTTATAAAAGGAATAAGCACTGCAGGCAGAGAGAAGGATGATCTTGCAGCGTTTGGTACGATTACTGGCCGTATTGCTGCTGGATTGGCAACGCCAAAAGAAATTCTTGATGGGCCGTTTACCCAAGAAACAAAAAAAGAATTAATGCGGAAACAAGCTGATCCAAGCAATCCAATTCACAAGGCCGTTACAGCAATCAATTCTGCAGTAAACATTCAGCAAGCTGGAATGCCGCCAGAGTTTTCTGATGCACGAGCAAGGGAACTTGCAAATTTAGTGGGTAATGATTTAAAGCAACAGCTCTATGACTTTTCCAGAACCCTTGATGCAAATGACCGACTGCCTGATAACGTAGCAATTATAAAAAAAGGTGAAGACCTTGCAATTAAAGCAAAAGCAAGTATGTCTACAGCATTTGCTGATGTGGCCAACACCAATAAAAATTCAGCTGTACTAATGATTCCGGAGTTACAAGGAGTTGATTTAAACAATGATGCAGCTGTCGATGCAGCAATTGCAAAAGCCACAGCAAGAAAAGCTAATCCTAATTCTGTAACTTCAGCTCGCAATTCAATTGACAATTACCGGAAGAACACAGCAAAAGTTCAAGGCCAAAAATGATCAACAAGCAACCAACCATTGATGACATCTACAACTTTGATGCATACATCAGCACGCCCGGTGTTCGTGAAGGACTGATGCAACGAGCTACGCTTGAGGATGCAGAATTTACAGTTGAAGACACCGATGCTGGCCAAGCCATGTATTTCAATGCACCGCATGGTGAGCAATTATTTGTAGGCATGAAAGACCAGACCGGGGCCATGGGCACTATGCCGGGCGACATCCAGCTGGCCGAGGTTGGAGCCAATCGTTTGCCAGAGTCTGCTTACAGTGGGCAAACACTTGATACGTTTACAGCTCCAAATTATGACAAGCTAAAAAAAGGCCAGTTCCGTCAAGACACTCCTGAAATGAGAGAGCAATCTGCAAATGCACCTATTGCAGCTCTTAGGGGTTGGTTGGCTGGTACTGCAGGTTTGCCGGGAGACATTGAACAAGTTCTTCGTTTGTTGGTTAAATATGTACAGCCTGATAGTTATATTGGAAAAAACTTACAGCCAGAATCATTCCTTCCAACAAGTGAATTCTATAAAGAATATCTTCCACTTGAGTCATCAAGAAAAGGTCCAGTTGGAAGTTTTGCAACTGAAGCAGGATCAATGCTTGGTGGATTAGGAACTGAAGCTATTGCAAAAGGAATTGTAAAAACAAGCAAAGCATTGGCACCAAAAGCTGGCGAGATGGCCGTGAACATTATGGAGCGAGGTGGAGTTCCGATCCGAGGGTTAAATATTATTGAACCCGGCTTAAATGTTATGCCCGGCAACAAGCTCGGCCTTGAGCCAGACCTAAGGGTTAAGATTGTTGCGCCAGATCTTGAAATGCCAGACAAGCCTTTGTTGGTTTTATCAACTGACGCTAAAAATGTAAATCGTCAAATTGAAAACTTAGATGTTATTTTCCAAAAATTCCCAGACCCAACATTGACTGAGGATTCATGGACTAAGTTGTTGGGATATTCATTTAAATCTGATGAAGTCCCAATCCCTCCTTACGCTGCAATCAAAGCACTGGAGTCACCTGAAAACTTAGCAAGACCTTTACGCAACTTGACTCAAGGACAAATTGATGATGCAAGTGCTGGGTTTAAAAATGCAGCTCAATTTAAAGACTTGTATACAGCTGGTAAAGCAGACGTTGTCACAACAGGTAAATTATTCTTGTGGTCATTCTTGTCTCGCGGTGTCAGTCCATACGTACAAGAAGGATTGTTCATGGACGCTATTGGCGGCATTGAACCATTCTTAAAGAAGGCAGCGTCTGGTAAATTTGATGCAACAGATCTTAATGAGTATTTAGCATGGGCATCAACAATTGCTGGCAAAGGATCTGGCCAGCCGGGATCTGGAGCTACACACAACCTTAATGCGTTTGGCAAAAACTTCCTGACTAAGTTGGCAATTCCTGATGAAAATGGATTAACAGGATTGCAAAAAGTTCACGAAATGATGGCCAACCCAAATATGACAGGGCCACAAATTCGTAGAGAGTTTGCAAAAATTGGTACAGGGGTTGGAATAGATAACAAGGTTGTTAGCTTTACTTTGCTAGTTAGCGGTAGAGATGATGTGTTGGTCATTGACCGTGTGCAACTAAGAAACCTTTGGGATGATGGTCAGTTCTCTGGTAAAAATCTTTGGGATGGCCGATCTGAAAAAAGAATGGTCAAAAAGAAAGATGGAACCCAAGTCGAGGAAAGCGCACAAATTGCTGGAACCGCCTTGTCAGACATTACTTACGGCGTAAAAGGTTTGTTGGTATATGAAACTCTTGAGCGTGCCATGGCTCAAAAATTAAAAGAAGCATACAAGTTGGTTGGCCGAGAAGGTGATGCATCTCTTGGACGCTACCACTGGGAAACATGGGTTGCCGGATCACAACAAGAAGCAAGCCATGGAACAATTGACGCAATCATGCGGGAGGCTGCTGGTGTGAAACAACCCTTTAAAGGGGTAACAGCCAAGCAGGGTGAGTACGGTATGTATGACTATGGTGCCAAGTATGGTGTCGATGAGGGTGGCCCATACTTTATTTACGACAACTCAAAAGGTGAGCAGTACAGATTTACAGTGCCAGAATTCCGTGATATGCTAGGACTGATGAAGGACACCAAGACTGGTATTGTCCCGAAAAACTTTAGAGTTTCTGCTAGTGGAAACTCACCTTGGTTTACAAGACCAGAGGTTAACAGGAGTAAATTAGATGATCTCATCACAGCAAGAGGAACCCCAGTTGGAAACGAGACAGCTGGAAAACAATCTGTTCCAGCAGATGGCCAAAGTACAGCAGCCAATGGATCCGGACCCGGAGCCAATGGAGGAGGATCAACAAGCGTAAAGAGGGGCCGTCGCGCTCTATTAAAAGGAGCTGAATAATGGCTATACAACCCCTTGAGTCTCGGTTAAACGACATGATTCCCGACAAAGATGTCGGCGTTCCTGTTGAATCCGCACCACCATTATTGGCAGAAGAAACGCCTGTTGATGAGTCGGTGCAAGTTGCTGGCCTTGCTACATCTGGTCTTGGCAATATCTTTAAAGTAATTAAGCAAGGCGTAAAAACTGTTGATCAGCTTGCTCCAAATGCAGCAGAAAAAGCATCGGGTGAAGCTGCTCGAAAAATTGTTACAGACTCAGCCATCAAGGTTCAAAAGGAATCGGTGCCGGGTGTTGTGCAAAAGATTGACAAGGCTATCTCAACAAAGCCAGCAGTAGTTAAGCCACAAGAGCCACAGCCACTGCCACTTGCAACGACTGAGGAAATGCAGGCCGCAATCAAAAGTGTTGATGAGGTTGTTGAGCAAGGGCCCAAGCTGGCTGATGAAAATGTGCCCGGTGTATTTATTGTTCCAGCTGATGAGGCTCAGACAATCAAGTTTCTGTCTGGTGCCGATACGCCATCTATTGGCATTGACTTTAACTTTAATAACATCCAAGATCCGGGAGATATCGACAAGATGATCGATGCTACCAGCCAAGTTTTTGCCAAACAGATTGATGTGGAAAAACGTGGTGTGCTAGGGGATGAAGCGCTTAAAGACATGGCAGCTCGCTTAAACATTGCACCTGAGTTATTGCAAGCTCGGTCTGGCGCAACTTTTAACGCAGAGCAGCTGCTAGCCGCACGCCACTTGCTGGTCAAGTCTGCTGACAATTTAGGCAAAATAACTGAGCGCATCAAAACAATGCCTGTTGGCACCGAGGATGACAAGTTGCTGCTTGAGTTTCGCAACTCGTTAGCCACCCACGCAGCTATTCAGATGCGCCTTAAAGCAGCTCAGACCGAAACAGCTAGAGCTTTGCGCTCATTCCGCTTGCCTGTTGATGGCACTGTTGGTATATCCGATCCCAACCAGATCAACATTCTGCTGCAAGAGATGGGTGGCCGCGCCAGCCTTAAAAACTTAGCAGAGTCTTACGGTAAATTATCAATGGATCAGCAGGCTAGATTCACAGAATTAGCTGGCGGCACCACTAAGAAACTGGGTGAGATCTGGCAGGAACTTTACTACTCATCCCTATTGTTATCGCCTGCGCCAATTGAGCGAGCTTTGTTTGGCAACATTGTGATGACGTTTGCTCGCCCTTTTGACACGATCTTCGCTGCCACTGCTGGCAAGGCCATGGATAAGGTGATTACCCCCATCTTTGGCAGTAAGAGCAGCGATGAAATTATGGCCAGCGAGGCCATTATTGAAATGGCCAACTTCTTTACTAGCCTTCCAAAAGCCATGAAGGCTGGAATTCAAGCGTTTGCAACTGACACAAGAGTTTATAAAGTTGGCCGTGATATGGACAAGATGCCAGATCCCGCCATATCTGCCAAACTGTTTGCAGACCCGGAAAGCCCAACAGCGCAGGCGGTGGACTTTCTGGGTAAAGCGGTCCGGCTTTGGTCACGCTCAATGTTGGCGGCTGATGAATTTAGTAAGGCCCAGCTGGCCACCATGGAAACTCGCAGGCTTGCTGCTAGAGAAGCATTGATTGCTATGGACAATGGCGTAGATGTCAACACCGCGCTTGATGGTATGGCTATGCAGATCACAAGCCCCGATCCTCGAGTCATGGAAAAAGTTAACCAAGCTGCTGTTGAGGGAACTTTACAGTCTGATCTAGGTTCTTTTGGCAATGCCTTACAAAAGATTCGGAATGATCTTGGCCCAGTTGGTACAGTCTTAGCGCCGTTTGTTAAGGTAGTAATTAACTCTCAAAAGCAAATGTTGGCACGCACGCCAATTGGTCAGTTGGCAATCAAAGAAATTAGAGAAGACATTGCAGCTGGTGGCGCACGCCGCCAGATGGCCCTTGGTAAAGCAAGCATGGGCGCTTCATTTATGGGTTTGGGATACTACTTGGCTTCAGAAGGACTCTGCACCGGAGCTGGTCCAACTGACCCTGCACGACGTAAGTTTTTAAGCGAGACAACCGGATGGCAACCATTCTCTTGCAAGACTGGTGAGGATGAAAATGGCCGAGCAACCTACCGTAGCTATGCTGGTTTAGAACCAATTGGTGGCATGCTTGGAATATCCGCAACGCTGGCTGAGATTGGCGCTGTATACGGCAAAGAAGATGATGATGAGTGGCACGATTTATTGTTGTATTCCACACTGCTGCCATTTAAATACATTGGCGAGCTGCCCTTTATGTCAAGCATGTCTGATTTCACCAGCATGATTGAACAAGTAAAGCGCGATCCAAAAGGTGAATCTGCAAACGCTGCAGCTGTTAAATTTTTTGGAAGTGTTAGCCAAAACTTTGCCGGGGGTGTTGTGCCAATCCCAGTGCCGGGATCTGCAAGTTTGCGTTTAATTGAAAATATCCTTGACCCACAAAAACGCACAGTTTCACCAGATCCAACCTTACCTACCGAGACTAAATACTTTGATTTTATGTTTCGCAATTGGTTGTCAAAGACTCCAATTCTGTCGGAGAGCCAAGCTGTTACACGCAACTTGTATGGTGAAGAAATAACCGTAGGTGAAAGTGGGCCAATGAATTTAGTGGTTCCATTTAATAAACGTGTTAGAGACCTCGATCCTATTGACACCAAGATTCTTGATATTGCAAGAATTCGTCAAAAGATGCCAGTAAACAAACCCGGCAAAATAGTGGCCAATATTCAACTGACAGACGCTGAAGAGTCAGACATGTTGTTGCTTATGGGGGCAACACTTATAAATGGCATCACTATGAAAGGTGCGTTTGCCGAGGCTTTAGTTGATCCTGAGTTTGTTGCACAAATGGGGCGTGGTGCCTATGAAGGCGTTTCAACCAAGCTGTCTAGCATTGTTAGTAAATACCGAGACGAGGCCGTGGCAAGCCCCGCGTTTGCGGCAAAGTACCCAGATGCGGCGGCTCAAATTGCAAAAAACAACATGCTTGCTTTACAGCAATTCCAACGTCAGAAACGCGAGCCTTTGGCCGTGGACTGAAACAGATTAAATTAGTACAATTACCAATAGTAAGGATTGAATCATGGCCATCCCAATTAGCAACGTCACCCGTCGAACAGTCTACGCACCCAGTGGCACTGGTGGCGCAGGCCCCTATGCGTTTACCTTTGAAATTCTGGCCAATACTGACATTGCTGTGTTCAAGGACGATGTACTGCTGACGCTGACCACCCACTACACGGTGGTCATCAACGCCAACGGCACTGGCTCGGTGACCATCACGGCCACGGGCTTGGCGCTGACACCAACCTCGCCAACCCAATACGCTATTGTTGGCAACCGCACCATTGCGCGTGCGACTGACTTCACCACTGGCGGCGACTTCTTTGCCAACACAATCAATGATGAGCTGGACCAACAGACCATCTTTGCCCAGCAAAATGCTGAAGGCTTGACTAGGGCGCTGACTGCACCACAGACCGACCCAACCACCATCAACATGACTTTGCCGCTTGCATCACTGCGAGCCAACAAGACGCTGGGCT